AAGAGCTCTACACATCTGTATTGCTTAGCATCTTTAAGCTTCATATGAGCATATAGCTTGTAGTTATTAACATCTCTTGCAGTACTTACCGCTACCGCTTGAGGGCTACTCACTAATAGCAATAGAGCGCCCAATAGCACCAAACGTCGCGCCCGAGCTAGTCGCCTCAGCGGCTCGTCTGCGAGTGTGGAGCGTAGCCTATATGTCAAGTAACTTACAAATATGTGGATAAGTTGAGCGTACTCTCTGCGTGTCATCCACACCTTTAGCCTGCCTGTGGATAACTCCTGTGGATAACTATACATAGCTACCCCACTGCTCAGCCATAGCTTTAGCAATACCAGGAAAGGTTTTAGACCGTACCTTAGAGCGCTCAGCCGGTGATAGCTTCCACGCATCGGCATACCACTTAGGCATAGTCGTACCGCTTTTATAGGTTATCTGCTCGCCCATATCCACCATATTAGTAGGTTTTAATTTTGGCAAACCTTTGAGCCATAGGCAAGTACTTTTACGATACTCATCGCCAAACCAATAAGGCTGAATAATTTGATCGGGCTTACGGTATAACGTGCTCATAATGCCGATAGGGTTCTCTATTGACACTTTAGGCGTTTTAAGATTAGTGAACAAGTGAAAGAAATCTATACCCTCTTGTTGCCTACCGTCTGCTCTCTTAGCCTCAAACCAGGCAGCGCCGGAGCTAGCTAGGTGCGTACAAGGAGGAAAAGCTATTACAAGATCCCACTCGTCATATAGAACCGTTTTAATATCATCCTGTATATGCCACTCAGGGTTGGCTCCACTTGTGGGCAAAATATCGCAGCTATAAGCCTCGTGGCCGAGCTTTCTAAACTCATACGTAACGGCTTGGCTTTCCTCGCAGGCTAATAAAACTTTCATTTATCGCTACCCCATCCAGTGCCCTTAAAGTGAACTGCCGGTGAGGACCATAAACGCTGCATAGGCTTTTGGCAGCAAATAATCTCCGTAAAATCTGAGAACTCTCGATAAAGCTCTAAAGCTCCTCCGCATACGTCGCATTTATACTCATACGTCGGCATTTTTAGGCTCCTCGACTAGGCAGACTCCCATAACTCCGCACTTAGTACACTGCAAGGTCTTTACGTATGGTGGCAAATTATCGGTAATGATCCGCTCGATCTGCTCGGTTATCTTCTTACACTGTCTGCACTCGTGCTTATATGTAGTCATCCTCGGCAGTCCTCGCATAACCATAGGACTACCACCCCTGATACATCTCGTACGCTAAAGCCAAAGTCGCCCATCTTGAGCTCGTGGCATCCATCGCAGCGCTCAGCCGGTGAACTACTTATATCGCCGTTGTCGTGTATGGTCGTAGCCACACCGTTTTTAATAAAAGTCATTTCTCCCATTAGAGCTTTACCGCCTTATCTATATGTAGTAGGGCTACCTTCTTATCGACTGCCGGGCCTTTATCCACGGTGCTCGATGGTAGGCGCCTAGTAGTCCAGGAAACCGTAATTTTGCGTAGGTTAAACGCGTATATGCCATTAGGCGTTGAGTTAATGTAAAACGGTGTATGGCCGAGATCATTAGCTCGATCGAGTAAAGCCTCGTATTTATCCTTTTCGAGTATGAGCTCGTCATAATGAGTGTGGCGGCATTTAAGCTCGATGGTGAGCCTGTAGCCGGTACTCGTCGCATCTATATACTCGTAAGTGTGCTCAGACTTCTCTAAGTCCTCTAAATACGTGGCCTTTATGTAGTCAAATAGGCCCTGTTCGGTCATTATTGGGCTCGCCATTTACCATCGCTACCGATCACTTGCCATATCGGATCGCACTGTTTATCGCGTGAGCGCTCGGTGCACTTATACGCTGCCCAGTCTTTACCGCTCTTAGCGCTCTTGCCCTCAGCCCACACCATAGAACCGTGAACGCAGCGAGGAGCTGCATCCGGTAGTACTCCGCCTAAGCCTTGCTCGATATTCTCAATAGCTTTACCTAGCGTAGGGATATCATCGGCCGTAAACTTAGTAGTCCAGTAATCGGGCTCAGCTGCGGCCGTCTCTACCTTTTGCATATCCTGTTGAGTAGGTCTGCCGCCTTCACTAGGCGAGAGCAAGCCGATAACTCTACCGTAGGCCGACGTGAGGCAGTCCTCGATAAACCATTTACGCATATTGGCAGGGAGTGTCGCTACGTTGCCAAACGCGTAATCGACCGCGCTCGGCACTGCATCCTCGTACTTACGGTAAGCCTCAGCTCGTACAAGAATCGTCCCCTTGTCTAGGTCTAGCTCCTCGATAAAGGCGATTAAGCGCCCAGTAGGAAACTCAGCTCTAAAACGCTTGATACGGGTATTAACGTCCTCGTAGTTATCTAGGAAACCCATTTAGATTACGCTCTTTTCTTTAAGAGCTTGCACGATTGCCCGGCCTCTTACATAACCCTCGCCGTGGCCGTGTCGGTACCCTAATGTATACGCAGCTTTGATAAACGCTGCCATAATGCCCGTAATTGTGAACACTACTAAAAACTCTAAACTGTTCATATATCGCCCTTTGTTAAGGCCGATTAGGCATACTATCCGAGTAGCCCTCTCGGCGTGTGTGGTATCAGTATGAGGGCATATACCGACATATAGCAATTATCTACGCTGGCGTGTCGGGCTTTGCAGAATCTTTAGGCTTAGATTTAAGGCCATTACCGGCAAGTACTCCGCCTAAGGCTCCGGTTAAGAATATCGCTAAAGTCTGTAGAAGTTGGATAAAATCTCGATCGTTAGGAGCTTGAGCCCCTACGGGCTGAGTAACAAAGACAAGCGCGTAAACCGCGCCGCCGGTAATTACAAAAAAGGTAAGTGCTAGTACTGCACCTATGAGAAAGATTAAGCGAGCGTGGATATCCTCGGGGCTTAGCCTTTTCTTTTCTCTACTCATCTCGCGTAATAAGGTCCTCAGTGCAGGTTCCCGTAACTTCACACTGCGGCTTAATGCAGTGAGGCTTTTCCCAGTTCTCGAACTCTTGGCACTCATAGCGAACCCACCCCTGATACCCGCACCCTGATAGGAGTAACGTCCCCAACATCGCCCCTATCAGGGCCCGAATCATTTAGACCCTAGACCGTACTGCTTCTCGCTTGGCTGCAAAGCTTTAAGTAGAGGACCTACTAAGCCTGCGATAAACGCGTTAGCTAGTACTTTTGGATCTGTAATACCTGACATATAAAGCGCTGCGGCGCTCGCTAAAGCTGCTCGAGCGTATGACTTACTGGCAGCGATTAACTGTTCTTGCATAGTGTTACTCCCTAGTGCCCTTAGAGATTTGTCTAACTATAACCCTAAACTCTCAATTAAAGCTTTAGCCTTGACGGGTGATACTTCTACCTCCCAGTGCATTTCATCGGCTCGGCTCTTAAAATCGCCGCCCCACTTGAGGCCGTACTTACGGGATAGTGCCCGGATCATCGGTACCTTTTCAGCTGGAAACGTGCCGCGCTTACCGAGTGGGTGCTTTGTGGCGTTAAGGTCGATAGCCGTACCGGATGAGTGGCACGATAGTTTATCCGTAGTACCTCGAACCATACGAAAGGCGTAGGCCCAATCGTCAAAGGTGCCCTCGTCGATCGGCTCGATAAGCTCGTGAAACTCTGCCGCAAAGGCCGCCAAGAGTGGGCCCACACTCTCAGCGCACCTAAGCTTACGGTCTGTACCCTTTACCGGGTAAGCCTTAATTTTAATCTCGTCTGGATCCTTAGAGGCCGGGTATCCGTTATAGCTCTTTAGCATTATGAAAGTAGCGAGGCCGCTTCATCGGCAGTAATACCGAGGCGTTCAAGTAGTTCGGCTTTAGCATTTTCTTTAGCAAGGTGTTGAGCTTTACGTTCTGCAGCCCACGCTAAATCTATCTCCCATTGTGCAAACTCATCATCGTTCATTTCACGTTCGATAATTTCGCCGCTTACTGCATTATGAAACTTTACTAATGGTCGTGCCATTATTTCACCCCATAGATTTCGTATGTACCAGATGAGAAAGTAGAATTAGCATCAAATCTAACGCTTGTAATAGCGCTAGTTGATTCTGCATATTGACCGGTTAATATGCCTTGAGTTCTAAAAGTATTAGGAGCATTTACGCCGCCTACAATACCCGTACATATTTTTACTGTATTAGTATTCGCAGGATCGTTTACTGTCCAAACTGCGCATACGTTTTGATCCGTTGCCTCAAAAGGTTGCAGATTTACAAACGAGCCACCGTTATTTTGATTATCGGTTAAAACCGCAGTAGTCGAGGTGTTATAGCTATTTATGTAAAACCATCCGCTACTCAGTGTGCCATTGAGTCGTAATTGGATATACCAATCTGTAGTACATACTACATCTTTCTGAAAAATAATAAGTTGCTTATATCCTGTGGGATCTATCGTAACCGAAACTGAAGTTCCCGTTAAATTTCCAGTAGCGAGTGAAGTCCATCCACCACTAGCAGCGGTAGCCCACTTTAAGCCCGTTGCCGTGGATGAATCGGCCGTTAATACTGTGTTATTAGCTCCAACTGCTAAACGCGAAAAAGCATCGGCTCCGGTACCAGCGACTAAATCGCCTTTCGCATCTATCGCAGTAGCCATTGAGTTAGTAATAGTTACATCGCCTGAGGTGCCGCCACCTGAAATACCTGTACCGGCGGTTACACCTGTTATATCTCCAGTAGTAGGTGCCGTCCAAACAAAATCCATATCGGTATTAGAGTTTTTAGCTAATACCTGTCCGCTAGTGCCGCCTTTAAGATCGACAAGCGACGCATCTATAGAGTCACCTAGCGCCTCGATGGCGGTAGCGCCGTCTCGGACCAAATCTGTCGATGTCGGTACGGGCCAGTTAAAATTAGGTGTGACTGTTGCCATTAGGTTAATCCTCCAAAAGCGTTTTCCCAGATAAGCGTAGCATTTACGCCCGTCCAAATTAGGGATGGTGGGCTTACTGTGTCCCACTGAGGCGCGACCAGTGAGAAATCTGTAGGGCTCAGGGTAAGAGTGAAGTCCACATACTGCGGCGTAGCCTTGATAGCAAAGCCCTCTACGAACCCATTAAACGAACCATTAAACATATTTATAGGCAGGTTATTTATTACTACCGGCTCACCAAAAAATACGTCGATGAGCTTATCTCGCTCGGCATCGGGTAAGTCTGAGTTATCGAGCCTAAAGGTAATGCTCTGTAGCTGCTCTCGAGGGATGGCGCGGAGCCCTAGCTCGCGCTCCATTACATCCTCCACGTCGGTAAGCTTGTCTAGGTTGGAGTTAAAACTACGCTGATAGCGGCCGTAGTTAGCGATCGAGTCAGCATCGAGGGCCGTAGCTTGGCTCGAGTAGTTATTGCCGTAGTTAAATACTAGAGAGTTACGGATCTTGCCTATCTGTAGGATCGACTTAACGCTAGAGGGAGTAGCGTAATTAGCCGATAAAGTCGTATAGCCATTAGCCGATAGATAAGCCGTACGGTGATCGGCATCCGCGTAGCAGACTCGCCCAGCCTTATCCTCGTATATCTGCCCTAGTGCGCTTTGCGCGATCTGAGCGCATAGGTTATAGCTGCTAAAAGGATCTGCCGAGCGAGGGATCATCTCGTATAGTCCAGGCTGATCTATCTCGCCTAGCCCTACGTTTTCAGCGTTAGCCCACGTAGTCGTAGGGTCGTAATCTACCCACTCAAGCGCAGGGGCTACCTCGAACCACGAGTTAATAAGTAGTTCGTTAAGTATGTCGTAGATTTGATCGCCGTCGTAGTCCTTGCTTAGAGCATTTGGGAAAAGAGCTTTAGTGAGCTTAGATAGCGACCCTACTGCCAATATATTACCGATTGTTATAAACCCGGTCTCCTCAGGCGAGCGCACTGAGATACCAAAATCGGATACTTGACCGCCGAATACGGGCACGTATACACCGGCGCTATTCTTCAGCTCAAGGGTAAGGGAGTCGGTTACGTCTATGTCAAAGGCAGTGTTATCGAGGTTTACGATCTCCATACGTGCGTAGCCTGCGTTGCACTGTAGGTCAATATCATCTCGGCCCGTAGCCATATTTACGCTTAGGACGTTATCGTAGACGGTGGTCCCTACAATAATTTTCCACTCAGGCAGCCACGTACTCATAGTATGTAGTTACCCGTGCCTCTACCGACCGAGGTGCCTCGATAGGTGGACTGATTAAGCGTATCCTCAATAGCTCGAGCGATAGCCTCAGGGTCTCCGATACCGGTATTAACTGTAAGTTCTATGCTCTGACCGGCAAAGCCCATTGTAGGGTTCCAGCCGTAGTTAGGCGCAGGCTCGGTTAGTGTAGGCATAGGTGCAACGTAGCCCGGGTTCACGCCAGCAATAACGCCAGCTGCTAGGCCGCCTAGTGCGCCGGACTTGCCGCGTAAATCTTCTAAACCTAGTGAGCCTCCGGAGCCTCCACCACCTGCACCTACTCGGCTTAAAGCTGCTGAATATTCTCTGAGAGCTGCTAGGCGCTGATCGTCGGCGGCTTTTTGTGCCGTTGCTACTCGGTCGATCATCGAAAGCTCTGCGGTCTCGGTTAAGCGAGCATAGGTAAGTGCGGCGTTATTGGTCTTACTGATCGAGGCTAGTCGAGCGATCTCTGTAAGTTGGATCTGTACGCGCTCGCTATAAGCTTCTTTAGCCATAAGGGTACCGGCGGCCGTTATCGCAGCGTTATATTTCTTAAACGCCTCCTCACGTGCAAGCTCTTTATCGCCCTCGGCCATCTTGCTTTGCTCTACTACCCTAAGCTCGGTTATCAGCTGCTTATTGAGGGACTCGAGGGTAGCGTTACTAATCTCAGTTACGCCGGCTAAGCGCTGCATATCGGCGTTTTTTTGGAATTTAGCTAACTCGTCAATTTTCTTAAGAGCCTCGTCGCCGCGATCCTCCTCGATAAGCATAAGAGCCTCGAGGCGTAGCTTTGTCTCTTTGTCGTATGTAGCCTTGAGAGCTGCGGCTAGGCTGATACGGGTAGTGTCAAAAGCGGCAGAGGCTTTAGTGAGAGCTAACTTTTGCTTTTCGGCCTTAGCCGCTTTAGCTGCTAGAGCTGCTCTTTCCTTCTCAAGTTTTAACCGATCTCTTTCGATTTTGTCGCGCTTGGCAATATTAGGATCTGCTGCTCTTGGTCCGAGAGCAGAGCTAGGATAGCCGCCCATCCGGACTGTATTAGCCTCGGCTGCTCGTGCGGCTATTCTATCCGCGTTACCGGTAATGCGATCTAATAGATCGGTAATACCATTAGCTACACCGTCTATAGCGCCGTAACTTTCGCTAACTAAATTCCCAATAGTTTTGCCAAACTTAGCCAACTCAGTTAATACGTTAGCCGAGTTAGTAGCTAATTCTGCCATCGAGTCAGATAAATCTTCTATCGAGGTATCGCCTGATAAAATCAGTAAAGCGTCGATCAAACCTCCGCCGATAATCTCTTGAGCGTTATCTGCGGCCTCGCCGAGTACGCGCATCTTGCCGCCGTAGGTCTCTAGCTCATCGCCGGCAGCGCCCTTAAAAGTCTTACTAAGTAGAGCTACGCCCTTCTCAAAATCTAAAGTCTTTAGCTCAGCCTGTGTTAGCCCGAGGTTATATTTTTTAAGCCCCTTAGTATTACCTATGTATAAAGCGGCTAAGTCCTGATTTACTGTAATTAAATCTTCACCCGATCCAGCGGCAATATCTAGGCTGGCATTAAGTAGCTCGTTAGATTTTGTAACTGATCCAGTAGCCGTTAAAAGTTTTTGATACGCCTCGCGTAGGACCTCGCCTTGATAGCCATACTTAGCCGAGATACGGTCTAAGTTCTCCTCGATCATAGGGGTCTCGAAAGCTTGGCCTAGATTTTTTACTACACCGGCTAAACGCTTGGCTGACTTTTCATTTTCTGCGAAAGCTTTAACGCCCTCTTTACCAAACTTGATTACGGAGGCGACTCCAAAAGCAACGCCGAGAGCTCCAGCGGCTTTTTTAGCAAACCCTAGGACTTGCTTTTCGCCCTTAGCTAGGGCTTTACCGTCAAAAGTAGCTACGGCACTTACGACCATACTAGGTAATTTAGATACCATTTATGCCGCCTTCGTGTAAGAGCCTCGGTTAAAGGCGTTAATAGTTGCCTCAATAGCTTTAATTACTGCGCCCTGCGCTTTGCCCTGATCTTCGTGCCACGCTCTAAAGATCATACGACCGCGCTCCTCACGGGTAGCGCCATAGAGAGGACCCATACGGCTTACAAAGTGCTCGCCAGCGCCCGGGTTATTAGAGCGGTATCCCTTACGCGAGGTAGTCTCGGCGCGGCCTGCGGTCTCGTAGATCGCTCCAGCTGCCGATTTATTAGCTACAAAGTATAAAGCTCGCCAGCCATTACGGTTACGATCGCTGCCGCCAGCCTTATAGTAGATACCTTTTTTAACTGTCTCATAATCGTAAAGAGGAAAGAGGCGTACCCGGCCCTCAGTATTAAAAGTTCTAAAGGCCGAGTTACGCGCCGTGATCTTTTGCCCTACTGTGTTTTCGTTCCAGCCATAAAGGTTATCCGGCTGCGGTGATGGTGCGTACCCTCTAGCCTTGTCCCGGATAGGGATCATTACCGCTTTTATCTGCTTGTTCATATTCTTTAATAGCTCAGGATCGACTTTACGGATAGCTTTTAGAGTTGCCTTAACGCCTTTTACTTCTACGGGCATATTCCTCGGCCTCCTTAGCTTGATCGTTTAACACTTGTATTAACATCTTATACATCTCGTTATCGAGATCGAGTATCGCTTGAGGCGAGACCCCTAACCTAATAGATAGCTGAGCCACCTGATAAGTTAGCGAGTCTCGCCCTAGCCTAAAGGTTCATCGTCGAGGACCTCGACCTCTTTGAGTGTGTCTAAAAATTCCGGTCCATAAGTTTTAACTACTTCTCCGGATAATCTAATACACTCCCACGCCAGCCAATAGAGATCCGACTGCTTCTCGTCTTCTCTAAAGGCTTTACGAAAACCTTTTTTTGCATAGAGCTCAAAGGCCACCTCAATACGCGGCGTAATCTGAAATTCAGATACATCCCCGGTAGCCCTTGTTATTTTGAGTCGTGCCATTTGTTGCCCCTTTGCTTTTTGGTTATACCGTAGTGTCTACCACGATAGGTGAGTTACAAGTAAACGTAATTGACTGTGTAGAGATATCTCCGACTGCGCCGTTAATATCTGTAGTGTTATTTACGAGTACGGTCGTCTGATACTCAGGGTTAGTAGCTGAAATACCAGCGCTTGTCTGCTTTAGTGTTAGAGGCACTGTAGTACCCCAGGCAGCTTGCAAAGTCTGTAGGACTTCACCGGTAGCAGTATCGTTGAGCAGGTCCAGCGTGACGGTGCTAGTTTCCAAACCCTTAGTAAAACGTCTTGAAGAATCGCCCATCGCTGTAATTTCCAGCTCCTCAAATACGCGGTTAATTGTCGCGCTTGTTACGTGATCTGAGAGATCGACCGAGTTAAGGGTTACGACCACTCCATTTGATAAGAATACGGCCATAGCCTATTCCTCGCTTTCGGTTGTTGGTGTTGGTGTTGGTTTTTCTTTTGCTACTTTAACCGGAGCAGGCTCGTCTACGATCTGCCCGATCTTTCGCAAAAACTTTAGGTCATCCTCTGTATACGGCATATTAGCTCCAGCTCGTGAGTATTGAGATACGGAAATCAGCGGTAAGTAGTGTCCCACTTGGTACGTCTAATACGGTGGGAGCCGACATACTGCCAACGTTCATTACGATATTTGAGGCAGCTAGTTTATTAAACACTGCTACCGCTAGGGTTTCGATGCCGTTAAGGTTTCCGTGATTGTCCAACATAGGCACCGTTAAAATAATCTTAAAATTAGCCATAGGCGAGATAGTCGCGTAGGTGTTATTGCTCGGAGTAATGTAAGGATCATCCGGTACGACGATTACGCTATTAGGGGTAATAGTTGGAGGTGGAAAACTATACGTGTTCCACTGATTAGCATTAGCTAAAGCCGTAGCTAGCGAGGCGCGTAAAGTCGTAATCGCGGCAGTCATATCAACCGACCTGAGAATTAGGGTTTAGATAACCGGCTATAAGCCCTCTGATTTTGCCGATCATTGAATTCCCGAGGCGATAAGGTGACGGGCTTATTCCATCTATTCCTACACCGCCCGTCTGACTGACCTGCCTAGCTTGGAAAATATCGACGGCCAAAATCATCGCTGCCTCGCGAATAGCCGGAGTCGTAGCGTATGAATTAGTTTTAGTATCTTCTCCTACGGCTGATCCGTAAGGTAGTACTCGCTTAAAATTGACGTTAGCGGCAGTCTTAGAGAATTGGATAAAGCTATAGCCGTTAGGCCAATTCCACGTATAAGGATTAAACACTAGGCTCGGGATCTGATTAACGGTGCCGGCGCTCCACGGGATAGTGCCGGTAATTGTGTAGGTACCGTTAAAGGTTGAGCCGCACCCACTCAAGGTTACGGACTGCCCGGTACTAAAGATCGCAGGGTTAGCGACCATTACCGTAGCTATATTATCTTGGAGGGTTACTCCTACTACCGGCACTGAGTCGAACCATAAAAACTGATTAAGAATATCCTGAGCAGCTTGGCAGCAAGTCTCGACTATATCGCTTGAGTAAAGATTTTCAATTCCGAGATTTGCGCGTAGCTCAGCCTCGGTTACATATGTAGCCGGCATCTCTTTACTCCTATCTTAAAAGAGGCCGGTAGGGCTCAAAGGGCTAAGAGCCCTACCGACTATTAGTTTTTTAGCTTATGCCTTCGCAAACTTAATAATACCGTTAGGCATCTTTGCGATAGTTGCCATAAAGCCGTAGATCGCTACCTGTACTTGTAGGTTAGAAACTACGTTTACTGACATATAAGCCTGTGGTCCACGGTAAACGGTGAAAGCTTCAGGAGCCAAAATAATCGCTGAGTTATCATCGACTGTAGTAGCTGCGAAGTTCTTGTCTACGTAGAGATCAAGGCCGAGTACGTTACCGCGGATAGACTGAGGGCCTACCTGACCGGCTGCGTTCATTGGCTGAATAGCGTTGTAAATTGGTCGCTTTGTCGAATCGACTGCGCCCATTAGTAGCTGCCACTGTGCGGCGTTACCGATGTAGTTCTGAGCAAAGTAGCCTGTGTTCTTGTAAACAAGAGCAGCCGCTTCAGATGCGTAAGAGATAATTCCATCGCTGTCAGCTGTAGTAGCAGTTGAGTTAGTACCAGCAGTTACAAGAGCTGAAAGTACTGCGGTGTCGATAGAGGTAAGGTACGCATTTTGGAGCTGATTTGTGAGCTCTGCATAAAAATTTGGGTCCGAGCGCTCGAGGAGTTCGACCGAGAGCGTATTCATACCTGAGTACTTACTTACTGTACCGGTTAGATACTCTGTAACCATACCTGTATTAGATACGGCACCAGCTTCGGCCTCTACTGTAACCGTTGGAGCTACGCCTGAGCCTCCACCAGCTGAGGTAACAAGTGATGGTACCGAAATTGACATACCGCTCGTAGGCAAAGTTCCCTGAGAGCAAGCGTCGATTGCAGGGGTTCCAAAACGTGTATTAGTTACAAATTCTGAGAGGTACTGGGTGGGATTAAATGCAGGGTTGGTAGAAAAACTATCATCCGCTGCGGTTACATAAAGGCGAGAATCTTCGCTACCGAGTGCAGCTTTGATCTTGTGCTCTGTGTATGTAGCCATAGATACGATCGGTGTACGGACTCGCTGAGAGTCAAGTACTGATGGACGGATGATCTTACGAGCAGCCTCGACCTTTTCAGCCTCAGCCGGTGCATCTACCGGAGTTTCATCCGGTGTATTTTCAGGGGCAGTGGTCACGGCCTCCTCCATTTCTGTTTCTGTTTCAGTTTCGATCTCTACGATAGTCGTAGAAATAGTCGTAGTTTTTTCTTTTGTACTTGTTGCAGCTTCTAGCTCTGCACGTGCGGCCATAATTTCATCGACCGAGGCACTAGAAAAGGCTGCACTCTCGACAAGTGATACCTCTTTGAGGACTGCCGCGGTGACGAGCAAGTAATCTCCCATCGGCTTAGAGGCAGTTACATCTACCCCTACGGATAAGCCGCTAACGAGATTTTCCTGCGCTAGGAGTAGAGCATCCTGTCCCCGGCTGCTCATACTTAAACGAAAGGAACCATAAACTCCTGCGGTAGAGTCGCTAAACGAAATTGCGCGACCTACCGGCTTATCTTGTTGATGCTGCGACAAAAGCTTAATAGCGGTTGCATCCGGAATAGAGATCGAGCCGCGCTCGAAAACTACCGGGCCTGCGCTTGTATGTCCGACCTCGCCATATGGTGCAACAAGTCCGGAGACGATACGGCGCTCCGTGTCGGCTGCGTGAATCTCTTGACTAAACGTTAGTAGCACTTGCATCTCCTAGCGGTGTGAGTTGTTCCATCTGTCGAGCTTGGTCTACGTCAATTAGATTTAGATTTAACATTTTCTCGATAATGTCTAGGCGATCTTTTGCATCGACACGTAAAAACGTATCGTCTACCGCAAAACGCACCTGATTTTGACTATTTGTTATGTCGTTCATACTGAGCCTGTCCTCAATAGCTGAGATATAAGGTTGCAAAGAATAAGCGACGAACTCTTTACGACCATCTAAAATATTTTGATAGGTCATCGAGTTATTCATATCCGCGCTAATTAACGCGCTTGGGACGTTCATCGCGCGGCTGATTTCCGTAGCGAGGTATTGGGAAAATTCCGTATAGCCCATATCTTTAGGTGAGAAAGAAGTAGGGACATATTCGAGAGTGCTAGTTAAATACGCGGTACTGCGATTTTGGCGAGCGCTCTTGAAAGCTGCTAGTAGACCTTGTACTTGAGCCTCGGGTAGATCAGCCCCATTATTCCGGAGTATGCCCGTCGGCATCGGTGTCGCGGCACTTACCGCAGCGGCCTTTTGTACATCCCACGCAGCTTTAATAGTAGTACTTGCTGACTGCAATACTCCAGGAATTAGTGACTGAAAAGTAACCAATGATCCGATACCGGCCATAGGTACAAGATTTCCATCTACAAAATAATCTTTAACCTCCGTACCGTATTGGTTAGTGGTGTATGTAACGCGATTATTTGCGACCCACTCAAAGCCGGAAGGTCTGCCGTCATCTGCGTACAAAGAGGTAACGCGCCAATATGCGACTGCATAAAATATAAGACTATCTACGGTTGCACTGATAGTAACGCTGCGAGGCTGGCGCTGATCCGGTTGCTCGAGCCATACTGGAGAGCCAAGCTTCTCGCCTGTAGATTTTTTATAAAGTGCAAGGTCGATCGAGGAGATAACTCCCGCGATCAAATTACGGCAACGTGCAACGCTGGCAACTTGCAAAGCAAAGTTACGGTCAATACCAATACCGTTATATCCGAAAGCGCTATTAGTATTAAACGATCCATACCCGTAGGTGGTATCCATTACCGCAGGCGCGTATTGAGCCTCGATAGCCGGCTTTGCAGCTGACTTAAAACCTAGAGTCTGAAGTAGTCCCATAGCCGCCATTTTCTCATATTGTCAAGCATTATTAGGGTTATGTGTCGCGTGTCTAAACGTAAACCTTAGCCTCAGCCATCGGTTGCGTAAGTACGTGTACACACATACTAAGGCCGATTGCAATATCGACCGGTCCGGCTGATTTCCTCCGGATGATACGCCAGCTCGCATCTGATTCTTTAGCTGCGCAATTTGCCATAGAGGTAACG